TCTTCTCGTACATGCATAGTACGTTTGGAGATGCAATACCGACATCAGCAGCGTTTTCGTAGGCTGTTGTAGTTGCAAATGCACAAATGTTAGCCTCTGCAACACTGTTTGGAGGGATAAGAGTAAGATTTTCTGTGTTCATCCAAATCGGCCAACCGTTATCGTCAGCTGGTACGCGAAATTGAAATCGAACTTCTTTAATTGCAAGTCCTTCGTTTTTTACGATGGAAACGTAATCGCTGAGGTCAACACGGCCATAAACTAGGCTTGTGTTTCCTGTTGCTGAAGTTGTAAATTCTAGTCTGTCTCTCAAAATTATGTCTCGTGCGCCTTTTGCCATCTTAATCACTTTGTTAGGTGGAGGGATCGGGAGATTATCAACATGCAAGCCCTGGGCAGACGCGTCTCTCCTTCTCCCTCCAACCCTATCATGACAGGTTCGGTCTATAAATCCACGGATTCCTATCTTCGCGAGGCTTGCCGAGCCCCCGAGGCTTCTATGTTAGTGTCCCCGACACACCCACCCCTTCCAAAAAAGCCATATTATTTCAAACCTTCACGGATTTTTTTCGCTGGAGTTAAATAACATTATTATTTGGATAAACTCGATGGCGAACCAATACAGCATCACCGTGAGCGACGAATCCGACAGGATTCTGAAAGGACTGAAAGACAAAGGGATCAAGACTTCGCAAGCAATTGATGAAGCAATCCGTACATTGCAAGGACAAGCACTAACGCGCTTGGTTGCAAACCGACGGTTGAGGGATTCACTTGAAGATTGATTTAGAGAACGCAAATTCATGGTGTCCTTATTGCGACAGCAAGTTAAGAATCGAAATAACTCAACCATATCGAGATGATACATACAGAGTCGAATACAAATGCACAAACTATTCTTGTGAAGAATGGGGAATTGTCATGCTAATGGAAGTGAAACCATCCGCGTATTAGATCTTTTTTCAGGATTGGGCGGATTCTCAGAAGCGTTTGTCCTAGCTGGCGATGAAGTCGCACGGGTTGAAAACAATCCGCTGTTATCTGAAGTTCCCCACACAACGATGCAAGATGTTCTTGAAATGCGTGACAGGCTCGCTCAGTATCAAACAGAGGGCGTTCCCATACGAGAATACGACGTTTTACTCGCAGGACCCCCCTGTCGAGAGTTTAGTTTGGCGTATTCTTCTCCGCGATCTATTGCAACTCGCAACGGTGAAGAATTTGAACCGGACATGACTTGCCTTAAGGCGGTTCTTGACATAATTAGAATTACAAAACCAAGATACTGGGTTATTGAAAATGTAATCGGTTCGATTTCCTATTTTGAAGCCCTGGGCTTGACACCTAGACAAATTAGTGGTCCGCATGTGTTGTATGGAAACTTTCCCAAGTTTGAGGCAGGACATTTACCGACAAAAGCATCGAAAGATAAGACTTCATCAAATCCATTACGAGCAAATCATAAGGCTTTGATTCCGTGGAAACTTTCCTGTTTATTGCGCCAAGCGATAGTGGATCAGAAAACACTCTTTGATTTTCCTTAGACCCAAAGCCATGCAATCATTGCATAGTCGAGTGCAGTCGCACCAGCCACAGATACCAGTGTAAGAGTTGAAAGAAAGATGTTGAACTTCATCAATCCTTCCAAGCTAGTTTCTTTTTCTTGACGGCGTTCGTCTCGCTTCATGAGCCACTCTGCAAAGCGTTGAGTTCTCGAGGCGGTTTCTTCAGTTTTCATTTCAGTTTCAATTTCAGTCATATCAGAACATCCTTGTGTTTCCATTATCAGCATACTTTAGTGGAATTGGATCGGAACGAACAGCTCCTGCAACTATACCTTGGTTCAAATCCATACTCAACCATTCAGGTCTACGCTCGCCAAATGCCTCATCAAAGCCACTCATGCGACGGGAATCAGCAACAACTTGGCGTACAGCAGCGGTTGTAACCATCTCTTCAGCGTCTCGTGTGTCGATTTCAAGGAAAAATGAGTTTGCCGCAGTTGGCGAAATGGTATGCTCTGGCCTGATTCCACCAAATCGCCAAGTTGGAAATGTGTTACCTCGGAGGTTGCTAATGGTGTTCATGTGGCCGTTTGACATCGTTAAAGCGCACATTGCATTATGAGATTCTGCTAAAACGCCCAGGGTGTGTTCTAGAACTGACACTGATTTGTCTTGCAAAACAAACATGAAAGAGAATGCGATGTTGTTGTAAGTTTGGTTTGGCGCTCCATGGATCGCAAGATTGATGTAAATGTGGTCGCTGTAAAAGAACGATTTGTTTTGAGCTGCAATTTCAGGAGATGGGAATTGTATTGAAGGAAGTATACCATTTTGGAATGTGTCATATCGTTGCTTAAACAAAACAGAATCATCACCCGCAGCAGGGTAACGTTTGGTTTGTCGTGGTGCGTCAAACTGGTAGATCATGTTTGTTGGTATAGCAGGGTAAGGTGTAATTACAATCTCGATGTTTTGTCGAAGTGGTTCATCCGGTACAGACATGTAAGCATCCTGAAACACATCCATCTGTAGAAGCATGTGTCGAGCACCAGTTTTCAAGTTTATACGCTTGGTGAGAAACACATTGCCGTCAGTGTCAGCTGTTACAGAATCCAACTCTATCGTTTCTTTGATAATAGAATCAACCATTACTTCTTCCCTCCTGCTTTCTTATGCGCTGCCTTAACACAACGCTTGAATCCGTCTTTCTTCCACTTGCCGTTCTTGTTTTTGTAACTAGGAGCAAGTGAATCAAATGCCTTCTTGTAGGCACGTTGGTAAGGAGTCTTGCGCTTTTTACGCACTGGTGTGTCCTCCACAGCCATCTCTTCAACTACTTGTTGCACATCTTCCACATTACCCCCTGTAGGCATGATAGTTTCACCGCCTCGAATGTAAATCTGAAATGTTGGATTGCTAGACAATCGAAAATACTCATGTGCAGGAATTGCGATCATGTCGTATGGTACGACGGTGACTTCATCAGCCAAACGATTCAACGGGTCTAGCAAAATTAAACCTGCTGCTCCAAGTGTAGCAGCATCCATAACCAGCTTCGGTTTTCCTTTGAGCCCTTTCGGAGCCATTCCACGGGCTTCGGCCAAACGCTCTAGCGCCTCGGCTTTTGTTCGCTTGCGACCCATTTACTCACCTCAGAGGTCTTGCGCCTGAGTGAGCATTTGAGTCAAGTCTTTCTGAGTAATCTTCTTTGGCTCAGCAATAATCATGATGTCCAATTCAAGAGTTGTGTCAACGAGACGAGTGTTTTGCAAGTTGTTTGCATAGACTCCGATAAGGAGATCGGTAACAACATCATATCCTTCTGGGTGTAGGTCAGGTGTTCCGAAAGCGTGATCAGCGTAATCAGCCCATCCAGTTGGGAAAACTGTAGACTTCTTCTCGTACATGCATAGTACGTTTGGAGATGCAATACCGACATCAGCAGCGTTTTCGTAGGCTGTTGTAGTTGCAAATGCACAAATGTTAGCCTCTGCAACACTGTTTGGAGGGATAAGAGTAAG